CGCGCCTTTCTTAATTCTTTTGTTTTCCGGATCTAATTGCGTTGTCCCACCGATAAGATTATCTTCACCTGTAGGATCTAAGTAGATTGTCCAATTATCACCACCTAAATTCATAGTTGTAGATATTTCACAATTTATTCTATCCTTATGTCTTTTTAATTCATTATTTTTTCTATACACTCTGCCAAAACTATAAGACGGTTGTAGTTTTAAACCTGTTGTTTTTTCCATAATTGGTTGGCACTTTAACATTATGGTATCAAACATTTGATCTCCATATATACAAAAACTAAAAGGAACTTGTTGCCACTCCTTTTCATAAAAACCAAAACCTTGTTCATAAACAGATATATATTTTTCTTGTCTCATAGTGTCATGAACTTGTTTTTTAACTAAAAAATAATTGTATAAAACATTTGCTGTTTCTTCGTTAATAGCTTGTTTTATAACTGCGTATCCATTTTTTTTAAAAGACATTTACCAAACTCCGTATGAAAGAATTATTCGTGGTGTTAACCCTATTGCTGTATGGACAGCGTTAGCAGGTATCTTTAATAAGTCTCCTTTTTCAACCATGTATTCTTTATCGCTAACTTTATACCAAGTTTTTCCTTTTACTCCAAGTATATAGACATCCTCTGTGTCTTTGTGCGTCGTACTAGCTCTGCCGCTTTTTAAAGAAAAAAACATAATTAAATTTGATTTACCTTTATTTTTGTTGAAATTTTTTTCACAATAATTATAAAAATCTTTAAAGTCATCATGATCTTGTAAATTGTTTATTTTAAAAATAGATTTAAAAACATAAGATTTGTCCCAGTCGCCAGAAAAAGCTGATTCATAATTAGCGTTATCTAACAGTTCAGATATATAATTAAAGTCAATATCTTTTTTAAAATCAACCATGTTCTTTTTAAAATTTATACTACTCATCTTTTACAATTATTTCTGAAACTGCCTGTAAATTAAAATGTATAAATCTAAATGGTTCCTTTCCATGATCTACTGAAAACTCATGTTGCACATATCCAGGAAATAAGACTAAATCACCTGGTTGCACCTTTGCATAAAACGTATCATGACCTGGCCATACACCTTGTAAATCTTTTTTCATATGTAAAGCTGTGGCTCTTGCCCCGGTTCTTGGATCATGAAAAACAGGGTGAGCTGTGTCATCGGACGCTTTTAAAAAATAAAATCCGGACACATGTTGATTCCAGTGAACATGTGCAGAATGATGTCCCCCACCTTTTTTAGCAAATTCTTGCACCCACATTTCTGTAAAAAGAAGTTTATACAAAGACATATCAAACCCACAATTATTTAACAATTCAAAAGCTTTATCTCCCACATAATTTCTTAAATCTAAAAAATCATTATCTTGAAGCAAGCTCGTTGAATGATAAGACCTTCCAAAGTCTCCATGTTTTTTTATATGTTCTTTTGCCTCTGGAGTAGATTTAGCTTTTTTAATATATTTGTTAGAAATTTTATTTAAAGAATTAACAAATTCTTTTTTATTTTCGTGCCAAACTACGGTTGGAAATCTTGATATATAACTCATTTAAAAGGTCCTCCTAAATTCCAACATACTAGACTATATCTTGTCCCGGATGTTACTGGTTTAACTCTATGCCACACAAAAGAAGGAAAAACAATAATAGAACCTTTTGGTAATATTTCTTTTGCTTTTCTTAAATGTTGACTTTCATCTCTTTTGTGAGGATCATAATTTCTAAAATCAAATTCTAATTCACCACCTGTATATTCAGATCCATCCGTTAATTGACAAGTCACAGATAGTTTTCTAATTCTACCGTGACTCGGATCGTTTGGTTTATCGTAAGGTTTGTCCCAGCTATCACAATGCCAATCATAATATTGGTTTAATTTATATTTAGTAAATTGCATAGACTCTGTCCAATCCCAATCAAAATTCCAATTAGCTTCTATGTTTGCTCTGTGAATATACGGTTGTATTTCTTTGTAAATCCAATTTTCATTTAACCAAACAATATTAGAATTTCTTTTTCTTTTTAAATCAAACAAGTCTCTTTTGTTTAGTTTTTCATTTTCAAACCCACCGGTTCTAGCAACAACTTCTTTTTGTGAGTTTGCATACATTATAACTTCATCACAAAACCTTGGTGTTAATGCAGCTGTAAAATAATGATAATAGCTTTCTAAATTCATTCTAATTAATTTATATTAAATATAAATTGTATGTCAAGCTTAATAAAATATTAAACGACCATACGTAATTGTTTGAATAAAATTCAATTCTTTAGGTTGCATGTTTGATATTTGATATTGTAAATTAGCTGGAAAAAGTAAAAAATTATTTTTTTTTAATTCAAAATCCATGTATTGTTTATTAGATCTGTAATTCTCATAATGAATCCTAACAAAACAATCTGTGGTTTGTATTCCATACAACATCACATAATCAGGTGATGCGTCAATATCAACAGGATCTGTTTGTAATATAGGTTTAGTTATTTCTTTTGGTTTATAAAATTCACCTAATGTTTTTTTATTTGTTATGTGAATTTTATGTTCTACTTGCATGAACTCTCTTATAAAATTATTTAATTTATCAAAACTTTTACAGTGTTTTATAGGTAAATTACTTTTATCAGATTCTAAAATAGAACCTATTAATTCTAAAGGATTGATTTCAACACCTTTTGGCATTTTAACAATGCCTCTATACAAGCTATTATCAGTAAGTATTTCTTTTATTATCACTTTCAAAAATTAACTTTTAAGATTTGCGTACTCCCATGATGTTGTATTTTCATTCCATTCTGTAACCCAATGATATGAATCAGGATCAGCCGTCATTTGAGAAATCTGTTCTGCTGTTAAGGCAGGAGGATCTCCTGCTGGACACTCCCATTTTGCAGTTGTTGTATTTTTTGTCCAACTTGCAAAAGGTCTTGGTGGCCAAAATATTTGATTTTCACTATCCCATGTTCCACCAATGCCAGCATAATTACCTCTAAAAGGTGTGCCGCCTAATGTATGTTGATTGTGACGTGTGTTGTAAGAAGTTTGAATCCATAAATTCGCTGGCCAATTATTGTGTGTTTCTAAATAAGTTTGTCCAACAGATTCTGTTTCAACGCCTTCTTCATTTTTACAATCTTTGTCAGCAAGTGTTAAAACTTGTAATACTACATTTTCCTCAGATATCTTTGCAAAGTGTGCCATGTTATTTAAATTTATACCTTATAATTACTACGCCAGATCCACCCTGACCACCAGATGCCGAGTTATTTGAGAAACCAACACATGCGCCAGATCCTCCAGCTCCACCTCCAGTATTAGCTTGTCCTGACTGTCCTGTTTCTCCTCCTTGTCCACCTTGTCCATAGTTTCCGCCAGCTCTTCCGCCTTTACCAGCTCCACCTGCTGATGAACAAAAATTAGGGCTTGCTACCCCACCGGATGCTCTTCTAGTTCCTGCACTTATTGGTCTACAGTCACCGCCTCCGCCACCTCCGGCATAAGCCACAGGTGATGCAGTAATACAAGTAGTTGCTCCTACTCCACCATGTTTACCAACAGGATAGTTTCCGCCAGAGCCACCTCTTCCAGTTGCTCCGCCGCCTCCTCCGCCGCCATGTCCTCCGCCACCTCCAGAACCTGGAGATGATGGAAATATTGGTGGAACGTTATCATATGGACCGCCTTTTTGTCCTTGTGGTGGTGTTACAGAGGGATTGTTTCCATTTCCACCTTGTGATCCACCTGAGAAAGGCCTTCCAGCTCCTCCTCCGCCAGATCCGCCAGCAGATCCACTAGCAGTACAGTTTGGTGGTCCTCCGCCACCTCCACCGCCGCCACCGGCGCTTGTTATAGATGAAAAAATAGAATTAGAACCACTTTGTCCTCTTCCTCCAGTTCCTGATCCACCAGAACCTCCGCCACCAACAGTTATTGGATATCCTTGAACTGAAACGGGTAAACCTCCACACGCGTCTAATGGAGAGGCAGTGTAAGAATCAAAAGAAGATTTAGATTCTCTAAACCCTCCGCCTCCGGATCCTCCGCCTCCGCAATTTGCTCCTCCTCCGCCCCCGCCGCCACCGGCGACAACGACATAAGAAACAGTATTACTGCCCTTACAATCTCCTGCGCAAGATACGCAAAAAGTTCCAGGGCTATTAAAAGTATGTATTTTAAAATTTCCAGAAGTAGTTTCACAACCACCTGTACCAGATACAAATTTAGGAGCGACTCCTCCAGAACCAAATCCTAAAACTTGGTAGCCAAAACTTCTAGTTTTTGGTCTAGTGCTTCTTTGTTTATTACCTTTTTCTTCAAAAGATTCGGGTTTTAAGTCTTTCACGTATTCCTCCTATTATGCGTCGTTAGCAGCATCAGTAGTAAAGAATAGTTTAACACCTAATAGTTTGGCATCGGCAGTTAATGAATCTGCTGAAACGTCTCTTGTTATTTGGAAGTAAACTTCCTCGTCCGTACTAGGAGATCCCGCTATTGTAACTGCTCCACTTTCTGCTGTAACGTCTAAATCATTTGCTGTACCGCTATGTGCTTTTGCTGTTGGTGCTACACCTGTTCCAAAAGCAACGTTAATAGTGTCATTGTCTGCGCAAGCAACACCTGCTAACACCCAAGATACAGTCCCTGTGTTTGTTGAATCTGCTGTGAAAAATGCTTGAAAAGTTATTGTGCCTTCATTCCATGATTTAGGAAAAGCAACAGCAAACTGAGCATTCTCATCAGAATCTTTGTCAAAATCTAAAGTTTTAATTTCAGGTCCATTTGATAATTCTACTTGTGCTAAATCTGCACAACCATTTGTAGTGTTAGGATACATAGCAACTGCTGGAACCCAAATGGATTCTTTACCAGCAATTTTAATAGCTGCTGTGTTGTCTCCACCATCAACTGCTTGTGCTACTCCAGTTCCGTTTGGTGCGATAATAATGTTTCCATTTGCACCATCAGTAATTGTAATCGTACCTGAATTAGTTCCTGAGTTTGTGTCTAATACTAAATCATAAGCACCACTTGTGGTAAGTGTTGCTGATGCTGCACCTGTTCCAAATACTGTTTCACCAGTTCCTTTTGGTTTAATAGCTATGTCAATGTTTGAATCATCACCTGTTGCAGATAATGTTGGATCATTTCCCGTTGCAGCGTTAGCGATTGTAAATTCATTTACCGCAGAACTAGTAGCTGTAAGCAGAGCTAGTTGATTTCCATTAGTATCTAAAATTGAAGTTCCAATTTTAGGTGAAGTTAAAGTTTTATTTGTTAAAGTTTGTGTTCCAGTAAGTGTTACATCACCCATTCCAATGTCAATAATATCTGGGTTTGTGCCATCATTAGCTGATGCAAATACTATTTTAGTTCCTTTGTCTGTAGTTGCAAAAGTGAATGAATCTCCAGATCCAGAAACATACTTAAATTGTACTGTGTATGCACCAGAAGTTGAATTTTTTAAAAAATAAAAAGTTTGAACATCTAAAGGTATGGTTACAACCTGATTACCTGTAATTGTTCCTGTAAATTCTATCATTCTGTGTGCAAGAGTTGCACCAGTTGATCCGTCTGAAACCGATAAAGTTGTTGTTTGTGCACCACCAGCGATTGATTGCTGAGTAAATCCACCTGATATTTGTTCGATAAGTTGTAAATTTGTATTAGTTTTAGTACCCCATGTTCCGGCGTTTTCACCAGTTGCTTGAAGTTCTACTCCTAGTCCCGTATATGTTGATGCCATTTTTTATCTCCTATGCAGCGTCACTATAACTTGTATTTGATCCAGTTGCAACATCTGTATACGAAGAATTTGAACCTGTGTCAACATCAGAATATGCTTGAATTCCAAAGCCAGAAGCAGTTCCAAAAGCAGCTACAGAAGAGGTTATTGATTGACCTGATAATCCTATAGACTCATCAGCTATTGTTACAGATCCTACAGAGCCTGTAAATGAAACTCCTGTTAATCCTACTACCATTGGAATAGGATCTATATCGCCAACACTTGCTGTTGCTGAAACTCCTGTTGGTGTAATTATTTCTACAGAACCAGTTGTTATAGAACCAACACTTGCTGTTGCTGAAACTCCTGTTAATCCTACTACGTCAGCTGGTGCTAATGATCCAACAGCGGGTGTTATTGCTTGACCTGTTAATCCAACAATTTCTTGTACTGTTGTTAAACTACCAACGGCAGAAGTTATTGCTTGTCCTGAAATTTGTTCTGGAATATCAAACTGACTTGGTACAGCAGATGTTATTTCTTGACCTGTTAATCCTACCACATCAGCAGGGGTTATTGTATATGTTCCCCACGCTTGATCTTGTCCCCAAGCACCATCATTCCAACGACTACCTGTTCCAACAAAAGATTGTATTGCATCAGGTGCTGTTAATTCAAAAGTAAATCCTGATTGACCCCAGTTTTCTTCTCCCCATTCATCTTGTCCCCAACCTTTATTTATTTCTGTTGACACTGAAACTGAACCTGACGCTGACGTCATTCCTAAACCACTAGGTTTTACAACAGGATCAAAACTTTCACCCCAAGGTTCTTCACCCCATAAATCTCTACCCCAACCTTGTTGAGCAGATGCTACCGGTGTTCCAAGAGATGCAGTTATACTTAAACCGGTTAACGAAACTAATTCATCATTTGCTTGTCCCCATGAACCACCTGTATCCCACGCTTCAGCTCCCCAACCTGTTGTAATTTCTGCGTTTGTTCCCCAACGATTAGTGCTCCAACCTAATGCTCCCCAAGTGTCTGCTGCTGGAGTGTTTGCTTGTCCACCCATTCCTGAGTGAACAGTGCAATAATAATATAAAGTTGGAGCGTCGGTGGCTACTTCTATTTGAGTATAGGCCCCTGATTGACCTGGTGTGCCACTGGTTGTTACACCTGTGGTATACTGACTACCACTATTATGTGTGCCATCGCTCGTTGTTGAAAATCTTAATGGGTGACCAGAGTTAGAACTATCTGATTGATCTAATTTATAAGTTCCACTTTCAAATAAATTAAGTGTATCTTGTTGAACACCATCAATAAAATATTTATTGCCTGAACCGGTGCTAACCACCGTTACTGTATAAGTTCTAGTAACGGACATCCGTCGTTACTCCTTACGCTAATCTTATAATGGCGTTAGTAGCGTCTGCTGTTGGGAATTGAATTGTAAAAGTTCCACTTGAAACAGTTTTATCACCGCCAAATGCAACAACCACACATGCAGGGTCACCTGATGCAGAGTCATTGTATATTAATGCGCCATTTGCTGTGAATGAAGCATCTGTGAAACTAACATCAGAAAAATCACATACAGCTGTTGTGCTAGATGCAACAGGAGTCACACTTGTAAGTGTTGCTCCACCTGAAGTATATGCAGTTCCAGATGAATTTGTAATTTCATTAGAAGATGAAAAAGCTGTTGTTGAAGCCCCTAAAGTTGCGGAACTAGTATATAAAGCTATCTTAAAAGTATTACCAGTTGTAGCTGTGAAATCATGAACTCCTTTTAAAAGTTCTACTTTAAAACTTGTGCAAACTGCAGATGTTATTGCCATAATTTATCTCCTACGGGTTTGCTGATGTGACCGGTATACGAACAGCGCCATCGGTGTAGTCGTCTCTTCGTCTTCTACCAACTTGCTCATTAGCAAACTTTTGTACCTCTTGTTTATATTTATTTTCATATAAAGTCAACATATCTATCGGACCTTTTAAAAATCCATATGCCTCTGATAGACAGCAGTATAATAGGCCATTTGGAAAGTTAAGACTAATATAATTAGTATCATTATTCTCTAATAATACAGGCATTGCGTTATAATGCACTCTAAATTTGTAAGTTGTATCTGGCACAGGGGCAAACATCATTCTACCAGATGTGGTGTCTGATTCACCTGTATTTTTCTCCTCTACC